TTACTCTGCAGGTGAAGTCGGCCACTCAATATCAGGTGCAGTTGATGTATCAACACGATTCAACAATACCCGATATTTATTCCATGCCTCCAGCAACGATCTTTCTTCCTCCGTTGCGATTTCCAGATCTACAGCATCCTGCAGTGGCGCAATATACTCACTGAATTCCTGGATGTAGAACTGTGTGGTGACGGTCTTCCAGCCATTCGGCTCCTGCTGTATCGAAGCATACCAGGCTATTTCAATATCGCTATGCTGCGGCAGCATTTAACCCCTTGTAATTCATCGCCATAATTGATTTAATTCACAAATAAAACTATAACATGGTGAAATCAATGAAAAAAAACACAGATGATGGGGCTAAAATTTACACACCACTTACCCTAAAGCTTTATGACTGGTGGGTTTTGGGAGTATCAAATCGGCTTGCATGGGGATGTCCTACAAAGGAACACCTTCTTCCACACTTTCTGGAACATGTAGGTAACAACCATCTGGATATTGGTGTTGGAACTGGGTTTTACCTTACTCACGTACCTGAGAGTAGTCTGATATCTTTAATGGATTTGAACGAAGCTAGCCTGAACGCGGCATCGACAAGGGCTGGGGAATCAAAAATTAAACATAAAATTAGCCATGATGTTTTTGAACCTTATCCCGCGGCGTTACATGGTCAATTTGATTCCATTTCCATGTTTTACCTTCTTCACTGCCTGCCTGGAAATATATCTACAAAAAGCTGTGTAATACGCAATGCGGCGCAGGCCTTAACTGACGATGGAACTCTATACGGAGCCACAATTCTTGGCGATGGAGTTGTGCACAATAGCTTCGGTCAAAAACTGATGCGCATTTACAATCAGAAAGGCATCTTTTCAAACACAAAAGATTCCGAAGAAGGCTTAACACATATACTCTCAGAGCATTTCGAGAATGTTAAAACCAAGGTTCAAGGTACTGTAGTAATGTTTTCCGCTTCAGGGAAAAAATAGCATCCAACCGCAGCACGTTCTTGCTTAAGACGTGCTGCGGCATAATCCCAATGATTACTCCCTGACAGGGTTCGTAGGCCACTCAATATCAGGTGCAGTTGATGTATCAACACGGTTCAGCAACACCCGATACTTTTTCCAGGCTTCCAGCAATGAGGTTTCTTCCTCCGTTGCAATTTCCAGATCTGCAGCATCCTGAAGCGGCGCAATATGCTCACTGGCTACCTGCATCAGGTTGTTTTTTGTTTCTTCCGCCTCCCGGATCCGGAACAGTTTTTCTGCTTCCGTATCCTTCACCCAGGCTGTGCCGTTCCACTTCTGAAACTCCCCTTCCGGCGATAACCAGGTAACATTTTCCGGTAACGGACCGAGTTCAGAAATAAATAACTCGTCCCCTGACGCTACGTCATAAACCGTTTTACCCCGATGGTCTTCAACGAGATGCCACGATGCCTCATCACTGTTGAAAACAGCCACAAAGCCAGCAGGAATATCTGGTGGTGCAATATCGGTACTGTTTGCTGGCAGACCTGTATGAGGCGGAATATATGCGTCACCTTCACCAATAAATTCATTAGTTCCGGCCAGCAGATTATAAATTTTTATGGTCCGTGGTTGTTCACTCATTCTGAATGCCATTACGCAAGCCTCACAATATAGTTAAATGCGATGTTTTTGACGGTGTTTTCCGCGTTACCAGCAGCGTTAACGGTGATGGTATGTCCATGTGAACCAATCGCAACGGAGTGCGTATGAGCACCAATACCGACAGTATGTGCGTGTGCACCTGCGCTTGCAGCAGTACCCGATACAGAGTGCGTATGAGCGCCTGCAGAAGAAGTGTTAACACTGTATTTAGTAATAATCAGGTGATCCACTTCCCGGAGCACCACTGGAACCACCTGAAACAAATGTCATCGAATGGGTATGTGCACCGGCTGAAGCAGCCGTACCGCTAACACTATGGGTATGCGCACCAGTGTTATTCGTGGATTTAGTGCCGTAATCAAACGACGATGTGGTTTTCGTCCCCAAATCCGTACTGGATACGCTGGCGCTGTGGGTGTGCGATTTAATGCCGTCCTGTTCCTGAGACAATACGGCCCGACCACTGGCGGGTTTGCCCTTGATTGTCCAGCCGCGCATATCTGGAATAACACCTGAAGGATAGGCAATAGCCAGTTTCGGATATGCTGCCTTATCAAACGTCTGCCCCTGCATGATTGCATAACCTGCAGGTGGTGTATCTGATGGCCACGGCAGCGGAACACCTGGCGGAAACGCTTCAATATTTGCCGAGCCGTCAAATTTTACGCCGTTAATTGTCCTTGCAGTTTGCAATTTGGTTGCTGTGCTTGCATTACCCGATAAAGATCCAGTGATACCACCACTCGCGTTTAATTTAGTTGCAATTGTAACATTGCCAGTATGGTTACTAATTATAAACGGCCTTAAGCTATTGTACGTACCAAGCCTGTTACCCGAATCTGTCAACATAAAATATGTGTTTAATCCATCATTTCGGATAAAGAATCCATAGTTGCCATAGGCAATACGCAGACCATTTGCTGACCTTGAAATAACCTCACCAGCAGCAGTTAAACCACCTGAAAGAGTCCCTCCAGTTAATGCCAATGCCCCAATATTTGAAGGGGTCAATGTGATATTTGCACTACCATCAAATGACACACCGTTAATCGTTCTGGCTGCCTGAAGTTTCGTGGCGGTCGCAGCATTACCTGTAGTGTTTTGATTACCGGTAGCGTTGACTCCAGGCAAGTTGATATCTGCCGATCCATCAAATGCCACGCCCCCAATCTTACGTGCTGTCTTGATCTTGGTCGCAGTATCTGCGTTTCCGGTCAAATTACCAGTAACACTACCACCAACTTTTAGTCCATTACCGATGGACACCAACCCTGATCTTAAGTTTATAGAGAATGGTCTTAATGAACCGATGTCTCCATTTTCCCCCTCCCCTTCATTAGTCGGAATAAGATGAAGATGATCTTCGGAACGCCTAAAAATAAGGCCAAAGGCTTGGTTGAATATTCGAAGAGCATTTATCGTGCTGATTTTTAACTGCCCTCCCATTGTGTCGCCAGTTTTTTGAACTGAACTATCTTTAACAGTTTTAACTGCCTTTGGCGTTGCCGCCAGCGTTTCAGACGTGCTGTTGGTCGCACTGCTGAGCTGTACTATCCCCTTTTTCGTCGTGCTCGCATCCTCAAGCGCCACGGCGGATGCAATATCCTCTGCCCGTTTTGCCGCTGTCTCGGCGCGCGTTGCCGCGGATTCCGCCGTACTTTTGCTCTGTGCTGCCGCCGTCGCACTGCCAGCTGCCTCTGTCGCCTTCGTGGATGCTGTCGTGGCGCTGCCCTTCGCTGCTGACGCCTGTCTGGTCGCCTCATCTTTTGAAGCAGACGCCGATGATGCCGATGACGCCGCCGAACTGGCTGACGATGCGGCAGCCGTTTTTGAGGATTCTGCACGGGTTTCCGACGCTTTCGCGTTCGTTTCGGATGTCTTCGCTGCGGAAGCTGACCTCGCTGCTGCGCTGGCCTGTTCAGTGGCTTCGCCAGCCTTCGTTGTGGCTGTTGAAGCAGACGATGCGGCACTTTCTGCCGACTTTCCGGCAGCGGTGGCACTGGCTGAGGCCTGCCCGGCACTTGTTGACGCGGCACTGGCAGATGATGCAGCCGCTGTTTTTGAGCCTGCCGCAGCTGAGGCACTCTGTCCCGCTGCCGTTTCAGAAGACCTGGCGTTCGTCTCGGACGTCTTTGCCGCCTTCGCGGAATTTCCTGCCGCCGTTGCCGAGGAAGCTGCGCTGCTGGCGCTCGAGGCTGCGCTCGTTTCTGATGATTTCGCTGCCTCTTTTGAGGCCGCCGCATCCCGGGCTGAGGTGGCAGCTTCTGACGCTTTCGTGGTCGCGGTGGATGCAGAAGTGGCTGCAGATTTTTGTGACGCTGCCGCATTCGTTTCTGACGTTTTCGCGGCACTGGCACTGGTAGCTGCCGCGCTTTTTGAGGACTCTGCAGCGGCAGCACTTTTTGATGCTTCAGTAGCCTTTGTTGATGCCGTTCCTGCGCTGGAAGACGCTGACTGAGCCGACGTCGCGGCCTGCCCGGCTGATGTGCTGGCTGCACGTGCTGAGCCTGCAGCATCAGTCGCATGGGTTGCCGCCTCACGGGCTGATGTGCTGGCATCGCTGGCTGACTTCTTCGCGGCTGCTGTGTTCTGCGCCACTGCGGACGCGTTACGCGCCACCTCTTCCACCATCAGTTCAAAGCGGCGCAGTGCCTCCGGACGGGCATCATCCTCCGTCATGGCACCGAGAAAATCATTCAGCGTACCGGGTTGAGAATCTTCATACACGGTGATGGTCCCGGCATGTGACGGCGGGAATCCCTCCACCAACAAAATAACGCTGTACTGACCGTACTCAACGTCCATGCTGTAACGCCCGGCTTCATCCGGATTTTCAGATGCCAGCGTGTTCACCACCACCGTGGTACTGTTACGTTTTGCTTTCAGCTGGATTGTGCAGTTCTGTACCGGTTTTCCTGTGCCGTCTTTCAGTACACCTGAAATTTTTACTGCCATATTCACCCCACAAAAAAGCCCGCCTGAACCGGCGGGCTGTCATAACACTGTGTTACCTGGCTAATCAGAATTTATAACCAACACCCACGATGAACCCGTCAGTGCGCCAGTCACCACTGCCGGAGCCTTCATAAGCGACATCAATGGCCACGGATTCGGTCGGGTTAAACTGCACGCCAGCTCCCCACGCCAGAGACGTGTTGCTGTGGCGACCGTCATCACTTCCGGTCAGCACATCGTGCTTTTTCCCCTTGTTGTCAGTTACGCGGAGATAATCCCCGGAGAAAGTCGACACACGGCTGTAAGCCACACCCGCCATCGCATACGCGCTGAACCATTCATTCACGCGTACAGACGGCCCCGCCATCACGCTGAACCAGCGATTACGCTCGGAATCTTCATGCCAGCGGGTATCGCTGTAGTGCGTTTTTTGCTCATCCTCAGCATTGGCATAACTGAAGGACGTAATCAGCCCCAGCGTGTCCGTAAACTCATAACGGTATTTCACGTTAATCCCGTTCAGATTATCGCTGCCGGGAGCGTTCGTACGGGCATGAAGATACCCTGCGCTCAGTGTGGACTGATGTTCAGACGCCCATGCAGGCGCACCGGATACGGACAGACAGATGGCTGCGGACAAAATGGCTGCACAAACTTTACGCATAATTACCTCTCGCTTTTCTGCAATAAAAAAGGCGCCATTTCTGGCGCCCGTATATGGGTTATAAAATTCAGCTGATACTGATGCCTGCGGTGGCTTTCTTCATCACCACAACCAGCAAATCGCTGATACTTGCTGTGGGATACCAGTCATTTACCAGCCATGCTGACACCGAAAACTCCAGCGTCATGTGACCGTGACCGGCAGGCATATCAATAACGCCACTGTAAATCAGCGTATTATCCAGCGCGGTACGGTTATAAATTTCAGCACCGTTTTTCCGCACTATCAGACGGCATGAGGAGTAAATATCAGTATGCTCTCTCTCATGTTTAGCGCCGCTGAATGCCACCGCCGGAATAACAATCTGCCGGTCAAACGGCTGATCGTCATAAACCCTGACGGTAATGGTCCCTGATGGCCACCGTTCCGGTGCACGGGAGTCCCGGGGGAAAGCTTTGCCCACTGTTTTAACGAGATCGCCTTCAATCTGGTTCGCGGACAGTTTTCCCAGAACCCGACAGTTCTCGTTAATCGTGACGTTGTTGAGCGTCCCGGAGTTCGCATTCACGTTACCGCTGATATCGGCATTTTTCGCCGTCAGCCGCCCATCCGGTGTCAGGGAAAATGCCGGTGGATTTCCACCACTGGTAATGGTGGGGGCCGTCAGGCGTTTCAGGAACACGTCGTTCATGAATATCTGATTGCCCTGCGCCACAAACATCGGCGTTTCATTCCCGTTTGCCGGGTCAATAAACGCGATACGGTTAGCGGCAACCAGAAACTGGCTCAGTTTGCCTTCCTCCGTGTCCTCCATACTGAGGCCAATACCCGCGACATAATGTTTGCCGTCTTTGGTCTGCTCAATTTTGACAGCCCACATGGCATTCCATTTATCGTTGGCATCCTTCCACTCTTTCGAAAACTGCTCCAGTTTGCTGGCGTTATCCTCCGTCAGGTCGACTTTTTCCAGCAGCTCTTTACCAAGATGGGATTCGGTTATCTTGCCTTTGAAAAAATCCAGGTAACCTTCCGCATCATCGCTCGCCCGACCGACGGCCTCCACGAATGCCGATTTGCCAACGGTGTTCACACTGCGGATATAAAAGTAATAATCATGGCCCGGTTTGATATTGATACTGGCGGCTATCCAGTACAGCCCCGTGCCAAGGTAGCGGGCTGTGGTTTCAACCTGCCTGATATCGGTAATCCGCGTTTCCGAGAACCAGAACTCAAATTGTACCGTCGGATCATAAACCGCAAGATGCGGCGTGGCGGTTATCTGAAAATAGCCCGGTGTCAGCTCAATCCGAGACGGCGCTGCCGGTGCGGCAATCCGGAACGATACCGATGCCGGCTCGCCCTGCTGTCCCCACGCATTTACAGCCCGGACAGTCAGCCTGTAGTTCCCCAGCGCCAGTTGCGTGAAGCGGTATGTGGTTTCCGTCGTCCGGGCCGTGCTGACCAGCCGCTCACTGCCGTCATCCGCTGTTACGGTCAGACGGAGCAGGAAGCTCACGCCCTTCACCACCTTCGGCGTGTCCCAGCGCGCCAGCACCTGATATTCCCCGCTGTCTGCGGTGACTTCGGCGGTCAGGTGCTGCACCGCTGGCGGCGTGACACCATTCACCGTGCCGCTCTGGTCGCCGTCAAAGTGCGCCCCGTTATCCACGATGGCCTCTTTTTCCGGTACATGCTGCACGGCAGTGATGGCATACGTGCCGTCATCGTTCTCACGGATACTCACACAGCGGAACAGGCGCTGGCGCAACGTCGGCAACTTCAGCCCCCACACGCTGTATTCAGCAACGCCGTCAGGAACCCGGCTCACTTTCACCTTCACGCCGTCGGTGACGGACTGAACCTCCACGCTGACCGGATTGCCATTTCCGTCAACCAGGCTTATCAGCGTGGTGCCGGAGGATGGCAGCGTGATTTCACGGTCGAGCGTCAGCGTCCGGGTCTGGCTGTTCACCGCCAGCACGCGACCACCGGTGCTGATACCGGCATAGTCATCATCGCAGATTTCAATGACATCGCCCGGCACATGGCGAAGCCCTTCAGCACCCACGCTGAAGTCCACGGTCTGCGTTTCCAGCAGCTCCGTTTTAATCAGCCACAGCCCGGCTCGGTGTGCCTGCCCCCGGCTGGTACAGCCAAAGGCATCCATTTTCGTGACGTTACGACCGTAACGGGCAATGGCCTGCGTATCCTCCACAAGCTCTGTCGCCGTCTCCTGGCCGTTATTCGGGTCAATCCAGTTCACCTCAACGGCATTATGGCGGTCCTTCAGGGCGCTGAAGCTGTAGCGGAACGGCGCACCATCATCCGGCATCACCACATTACTGCGGTTATAGGTCCACACCTTATCTGATGGCCGGTCCTGCACGAACGTCAGCGTCTGCCCGTTCCATACCGGCATACAGCGCATCGCCGAGCAGAAATCACTGAGCACATCCCACGCCTTGCGCTGTGTGGTCAGGTACGCATTACAGGTGATGCGCGGCTCCGTGCCGCCAAAGCCGTCCGGCACTGACTGGTCGCAGTACTGGCCGATGACATACAGCGCCCATTTATCCACATCCGCCGCACCAAGACGTTTCCCCATGCCGTAGCGCGGATGGGTCAGCATATCCCACAGACACCAGGCCATGTTGTTGCTGTATGCCGGTTTAAACGTTCCGTCCCAGATACCGCTGTATTGCCGCGTCTGCGGGTTATAATTCGACGGCACCTGCAGAATACGCCCGCGCAGATGATAATTACGGCTCACCTGCTGGCTGCCGAACTGCTCCGAGTCCACCTGCACGCCGACCAGTGCCGTGTTCGGGTAGCACTGTTTCACATCGATGATTTCGGTGTATGACGACCAGAGCGTTTTGTTCTGCAGCTGGTCTGTGGTGCTGTCCGGCGTCATCCTGCGCATCCGTATATTGAACGGGCGCGGCGGCAGGTTACCCACCACCACCGAGGCCAGATACTGCGAGGTGGTTTTGCCCTTAATGGTGATGTCTTTTTCCGTCACCCAGCCACCATTACGCTGTATCTGAACCAGCAGGCGGACTTCCGACGGATTCCTGTCCCCCTTTGAGGTGGTTTCCACCAGTGCCTGCACGCCGAAGGTAAAACGCAGTCGGTCAATGTTTGCCGACGTGATGGTCCGGGTGATCGGCGTGTCGTATTTCACTTCCGTACCCAGCACCGTCTCGGAGCCGGAGGATTCAAATCCCTCCGGCGGTGTCTGCTCCTGCTCACCGGCCCGGAACACCACCGTGACGCCGGAGATGTTGGTATTCCCCTCACTGTCCAGCACTGGCGTACTGTTCAGCAGCACGCTTTTTAATCCATCCACCGGACCTTCAATCGGCCCTTCGCTGATGGCATCAATCACACTCAGCAGCTGCGTGGATTTCAGGTTGTCCTTCGCTTCGCGCGGGGTATGCCCCTTACTGCTGCCTTTACCCATTCGTCATGCTCCATAAACGATAAAACCGCCCGGAGGCGGTTTCACATAAAACGTTTTTCATCAGCGACCAATCACCACAACCTGACCACCATCACCTTCATCTGCTGTGCTGATCTCCTGAGATACCACACGTGATCCCACGCGCATTTCACCGTACAGAACGGGCAGAACATTGCCCTGGGCAACCATATTATCCAGTGAAGAAAAATAGGTGTTCTGTTTGCCGTTATCCGTTGTCTGTGTGCGGGGGGTTTTGGGTTTAGGGGCCAGCATCTGTGCAACACCGCCAAGCGTCATACTGGCACCGAGAGAAAACAGCAGATTACTCGCCATAATTCCTACCCCCGGCATCCATATAGCAACCGCCATAACAGCCGCCCCCAGCACAGCCTGAAACACACCGCCACTTTTGGCTCCTGCCAGACGCGGCACGATATGGATCACAGCACCATTTGCCAGCGGTTCATTAAGACGGGCTGATAATTCCGTTTCACCTGTATCACGCCCGGCAATGCGTACCTGATACCAGCCGTCGCTCAGCTTCTGACGAAACGCCGGGATCTGCATGGCCAGCGCCCGGATGGCTTCGGCCCCCGTTTTCACACGCAGATCGATGCGGCGGACAAATCGTTGTAAATCCCCGTAAAGGCAGATGCGTGCCATGCCTGGTGACGCCAGAGGGATTGTGTGCGTCGCTGCCATTTGTCGGTATACCTCTCTCGTTTGCTCAGTTGTTCAGGAATATGGTGCAGCAGCTCGCCGTCACCACAGTAAATGGCGGCATGATTCGGCACCGATGAACCAAAACAGCACAGCAGCACATCGCCCGGCTGCGCCGCTGACAACGGCACCTGATACAGCCCTGTGGCCTCCAGATTATCCAGATAGAGATTCTGACCGTGACGCCACCAGTCATCCTCGCGATGAAAATCCGGCATCTCAATCCCCGCCAGATGGTAAGCATCCCGGAACAGCGTGTAACAGTCCGTCACCCCGTGCTCAAAGCGCCGCCCGGTGAGATACGGCACACAGCGGAATTTATGAATCTCCCCACGGCAGACCAGCCACCACGGCAAATCACTCTGCACCTGCAGCCGCCGGTCGGCCTCACTCAGCCAGGGCAGACCACCGGGGTGGCTGTGGACCAGCGCCACAATCTCACCCTGCATCTCTGCCCGCAGCCAGTCCTCCGGCGACATCCGGAAATACGCCTCCGGCTCACCGGAGATATTCACGCAGGGAAAATATCTGTCCCCCTCCGGCGTTCTCACCACGAAGCCGCACGACTCCGCTGGCGCACATCGCCGGGCGTGCGCCAGAATCGCTGATTCTGTCTCTGTCATGGGTTTACTGCGAAAGTTTGTTAATGGAAAGGTAGCCGCCAAAATTGCCGACGTTATTGCGGAACTTGCAACCACTCAGGCATTTGCTGCATTTATCCTTCGTGATATCGGACGTTGGCTGGTCATATTCATCCGCGACCGCCGGGCCATCATAACCGCACTCATCGCCGCGGTAGATCCAGGTGCAGGTGTTGGCCAGCATGATGCGCCCCGGAAAAACAGCGCCATCCGTTTCCGTCGGTGTGGACAGCACAAAAGAGGCACTGACCGCGCTCAGTTCGCTGCACTGTTCGATGCGCCAGCGGCTGATCACCTCCTGCTCCGGATCGGCGTCACTGTTTCCGTTGACGAAGTTCACCGCATCCAGAAAACGGGCGTAAACCTTACGCCGGACCACCGTTCCGCCGACCAGACTCTGCAGATCTTCCGCCATCCCGGTGACCATGCCGTACAGATTAGAGACTTTAAGCGTTGGCCTTGCACTGGCTCCTTTGCCGTTCATCTCAAATCCGCTTCCCTGAATGGGATAAGCCTGATACTGCCGCCCCTGCCAGGTGACTGGTTCACCTTTTTCGTTCTGCTCATTACAGAAGAAATAACGATCTCCGCCGACCTCTGTCAGATCAATTTCCCAGAGCACGACCAGCGCGGATTGCTCCGTTTTAGTGCACTCATTGAGTGTTTCCTGCTGTATATCCTGCATCAGTGAGTGACCTCTTCAAAGGTACAGTTAAAATCGGTATACATGGCATTATCCGAAATGCTCCACTCCCTGCAGACAACCCGGACAGTCCTGTTGTGTTTTGGCGGACGCCACAAAAAAGCACGAATCCCGGCATGACGGGATAAAAAACTGTCCAGCGCGGCACGGGAATATTCATCTGTGACACGAAATACCGGTTTAAACGTTTTCAGATCCGCATTCAGACCACCAGCCCGTCGCTGTTCATATCCGTCACCAAACTTTACCGTAATAACTGATGGCTTTCGTGTCGTCTCCATCCCCTCACGGGGGATCCAGTTAAAAACTTCAGGCTCAGGCACTGTACAATCCTCCATCCCGACGCGATGACTGCATAATTGACACAACCCTGCTGTCGATCAGATCCACCAGTCCCCTGGCTGAGCGCGCATCTATCTCGCCATTGCTCCCTTGATTCTGAATGCTGATGTGATACACGGGAGAATAAACAAATCCACCACCACCATTCACATTTCCAATGGCCCTGACCCCAAGAGAGCCGTCCGCTGCCCGTGTCAGTGGCATGATTGCTTCAGGCCCGGCCTCGCCCATCAACCCGGCACCTTTCGCAAAAGCAAAATACGTCGGTGTATCCACAATAGTGTTACTGTAAGCACTCAGATTTGCCGATGTGTAAACACCACCTTTTGCGTTTGCCACTGCCCCCGAAATCCATCCGCCGACCGTACCAAGCCACCCTCCGGCACCGGAGAGTGATTTCAGTCCGTTAACAATGGCTGCATTCATCAGAATTTTTGAAACTTCCCGGAGAACTGAACTCCCCCAGTTCCTCCAGTCCACAACATTCCCGGCCAGTGCATCGGAAATATTTGATACCAGCCCGTCCATCGTGGAAACGACAGCATCTGCCGCCTGTGAAGCATAATCGGTGGCACTGTCTGCCCAGTTGGTCAGTCCCTCCTGGAGTCCGGCATTCCAGTTATTACGTAAAGCATCGGCCTTTGCATAATAATCCTGCTGATCGCTGAGACGCTCTTCCAGATATTTTTTATTCAGTTCTTTCTCCTGTTTCCACAGGGCTTCTTCAATTTCTCCGGCCTGATACTGTCTCAGCAGCTCGTTATTTTTCTGCTCAAACGCCTGCCGGATACTCCACATTTCCTGGAGTCGTTCACGCATCCGTGAGCCTTCACCATATCCCAGCAACTGCGCTTCGTCAGATGCCCGGGCACTGGCATTACTGTCCGCCAGACTGCTCTCATACGCAGCAAGCTGCTCACGAATCTTTTTCTGGTCGATGAGTGCTGCATTCTGCAAAAGCGTTTTTTTCTGCGCTTCTGACAGGGTTGATAATTCGCCCTGACTGACCTGATATTTCATCTTAGCCAGTTCAGTATTCTGCCCTGCCAGTGCTATCTGCTCTTTCTGCTGTTTAATCAGCCGTTTATAAATATCTTCTGTTTTTTCCGCTTCGGTCTTTTTATGCGCTTTGGGTTTATTTGCCTGGTTATTTCGCCATGCATCCAGTGAATTATTAATATAATTCAGTCTTGCTGTCTGATATGCCTCTCCCACAAAGCCGAGATCATCCGCAGCATAACCCAGGCGGGCACGCTCACGGGCTTCCCCCTTCAGGCGGGACAGAGCCAGTTCGCGCTCGCTGTTATTCAGTGCTGTCTGCTGTTTATCATCCAGGGTGGCCTGTGGCAGCCGTAATGGTACATTCACCAGCCCCTGACGCTGCTGAAGTAACTCATTACCAAGCCCGAGAAGGTGATTAAACTCAGTGTACTGACCATTCATGATCAACAGGGACTGATACGCTTTATTTTGCTCCGCCGCCTGTTGACGAATCAACGCCACCCGTCGCTCCTCCAGCCCGGCAAGCACATCCTGAATGGATTGCGCTTTGCCCTGCATTTGAGTGAGGCGAGACTGTTTCAACTGCCAGTTGATTTGTTGCTTCTGCAAGCCCTTCTGTGACAGTTTTTACCGACGTCATGTGGTTAATCATAAAAACCGTTATCGGTTGTCCAGCCCGGGTTTGCCAGCACATACTGATAGCCAGCAATTTTTTCCTGTAAGGATTTAATCTTACTTTTCTGCTCGTCAATTAACCTGTTTTGCTCATCAAGTGCCTGCCGCGTCTTTTCCTCATTATCTGACGCTTCAGGAAGCGACATTGCCGACGGTTTTCTGGCGAATTTCGTCGATTGTTGCGGCATACTGGCGTGCAGATTCTCTGGCCTGCTCCTGATTCTGATACAGTCGTGTACCAGGCCGCGGCTCCCAGCATGACAAGCCCCGGCACACCCCCAACCAGCCCCAGTGCCCCACTTAACAAACGGCTCCCCACTGACGTGACAGTATTCAGCGTTGTCTGTGCTGCTGTTCTGGCCGCAATATTACGGGTAAGTGATGCCTGGGCAGCAGCCAGTTTCGCTTCTGCGGCTGCCTGCCTTTCTGTACCACGGGTAGCCACAACTGCCTGTTGCGCACGATAAACCGCCGCACGCGCCCTGGCTGTTGCTATCTGTGTCCCCCGGAGTTGCGCTTCCGCAAGAGCCACTTCGTTTCTGGCTGCAGTAATTAATCCGGCAGTTGCAGATCCAGCAGAAGACGCCATATTGCCAAAATATCGGGCTACCCCGACGGCAACCAGAGCACCGGCAGCGGTTGCCACGGTGTCAATATTGCCTGCAATACCATTCAGCACACCGGAGAGCGTCTTCGTCACTCCGCTTGCCTCGTTCGCACCACCAACCCAGGCCATAAAGGCGTTTTCAACTTTGGTTGCAGAGGATGAAACCGTATCAGGCATTGCCGCATATTCATCACGTAATGCCCCAAGCTGACTAATCAGTGCAGGAACAACCTTATCGGTGGTCAGTTTTCCGTTATCCGCCATGGCCTTCAGATCCTTACGGGCAACACCCATTCCCGCAGCCAGCGCACGAATAACACGATCGCCGTTCTCATTCACCGAGTTAAACTCTTCACCGCGCAGCACTCCCTGCGCCAGTGCCTGACTGAACTGCGTGATCACCGAACTGGCTTCTGCTGTACTGGCACCGGATAAATTCAGGCCCGTGGAGATCGCCTCGGTGACTTTCAGTACTTCCTCAGAACTGTAACCATACTCCCGCATGGAAGCTGCAGAACGGGCAAAAAGGCGTGCGTTATCAGAAAACGCCGTCCCCGTTTTCTGGCTGATCGCCATTAATTCACGCTGTGATGCCTGAAAATCATCACTGGACTGTGAGGCCTGCTTCAGACGGGCATTTACTGAACTCCATTCATCCGCAAGAGATATAAGATGTCCAGTGGCAAAAGCACCGGCAAATGCGCCAGCCATGTTCAGTGCCGAAGATTTAGCTGTATTTATCTGATCCGTCACTTCTGCCAGTGCACGCCGCATTTCACGGGATGCAGCAGCGGACTGCCGGCCTCCGTTCTGCATGGTACGGTAGTAATCCTGCCCCATACGCGAAGCCCGGGAGATCTCTGACTGGAATGACCGGGAATTTGCCGAGATTTTAATAATCAGTTCACGTAATGTCGCCACACTCATTCTCCGGACGAAAAAAACCGCCGAAGCGGTTATGTTGACTCACTGAGACACTATTAAAAGCGCGTTTTCCAGTCCGGCAAATGGATCTGAGACGCCTTCTGTCTGCTCTTGTTCCCACTGAAGAAGCGCATCATTCAGTGGGACTTTGACACCCTGCGCACCGTAAACCGCAGAAACTATCTGGGCAGCCCGGATATCAGCCCGCTCGTCACCCAGCGGGCTGAACCTGTCAAATTCTGCCCACATCATGATTTCTGATGCGGACATTTCCCGGCGTAACTCTGACAATGTGCGCCCCATCCTGAGCGCCAGCATCATCAGAAAACGCATCCCCGGAAGCGCTACTTTTTTTTAACCTCGCCGGCATCACTGATCAGTTCCAGAGACTGCCGAAGAAGCCGCGCATGCACCGGGCCATACACGGCAATCACCCGTTCACGATCATCCTCTGAAAATACAGGTTGCAGTCCGGTATCACACAGAACATCAATGAACAGTTCAACATCTGCCTCCAGATTTCGGCGGGCGCGCTCCGCAACGGATAACGGTGTCTCATCATCTTTTGCTTTAACGATCTCCTGCCAGCGCAACCAGGCTTCTGCAGAAGGTTCCCGTAATACAACCGTTGCCCCTTCCCATTCAGGCACATCAACAGTTTTGTGGCGAAACCCCGACATCGTTGCCAGTGCCAGATTGCGGATATTTTTAGTCATCACATCTATCCTCATTAACTGACGGTAACAGTGCAGGAAGTGGAGGTCACCTTGTTAACAGGGCTTGCTGAGTCAGAAATCTCGCAGGTATACGCACCGGCATCACCTGATGCTGCTGATGCCTTACTGAACGTTGCCGCCGTCTGTCCGGAAACAGGAGAACTACCTTTCTTCCAGACATAAGAATAAGGCGGCACACCACCGGCAGCCTCAACCACCATTTCGAGTTTCGCTCCGGCAGAAACCTGCAGCGTGCTGTTTAAATCGACTTTCACTTTCAGCGGCTCTGTCGTCAGCACAGGTTTACCTTTCAGACGCAGGGAAAACGTTGCAGCCACAACACCATTGGTTCCTGCAGACCAGGTATGCTGACGCACCTCTGCCATAAAGGTAAATCCGTTGCCTGACGGAAAAATAACTTTAAAGCCATACGTGGTGTCATTGTCATAGGCACTGCGCAACGCGTTCTGGGCAGCATTGAGATAAAAGTTGCCTGACATGGAAATCTCTGACGCGGCACCAAGGCCGTTAATATTTTCCTGCTCAACAGAACACAGCGTGGTGACATCAATATCCTGCTTTTGTCCTGCGGTAAACTGCACCTCTTTGATTGTACAGCTCAGGCCAAGATAGCTGGCAGAATCCAGGGTTTCTGCGGTTACCGGTGCAGACGAAATCATAATTTTCGTCAGTTGCGAACGCTCAAAATTAGAGGACATACTCGTCTCCTGAAAATAAAAAACCCGCCAGCGGCGGGTGGATAAAATCATTAATGACCTCAGGCTATTACCTGGAATTCAAGCGTGGCTCTGCTCAGACGGGAGTCAGGATCATAACCCTGCGTTTTAGAAATAACGGAGGGTGCCAGTTTTCTTACCGCATCAAGCGCCTGCTCACGAATATTATCTGCGTCATCAGGTACTGTCGCCCAGACATCGATCTGCACGGTAATTCTGGATTCAGCCTGACCATCAAGCACATCAGATGCCGTGTCAGACACCACAGAAAACACCAGCCACGGCGGAGATACCGCAGGCTTTCCCTCCGTCAGCGGGACCACATAAGGATAAACCTGTCCTCCGGCCAGCTGAGACAGCAGGGAATACAGTGTGGCTTCCCTCATTTACTTAAGACCTCATCAATAGCCTGATTCATTCGCTGTATGGCAATCTGTGCTGCCAGTTCCTCTGTCGTATCGAAAGCCGGGCGAATGAACGGATGCGCGGGCATGTTTATCGTTCCCAGCTCCACAAAGCGCCAGTAAAACGCATTTCGGGGATCGCTGGCTTTCATGCTGTTATCACTGTTTCCGGTTCGCAGGTTCCGTCCGCGAATGTGGACACCCGAGATAATTTCCCCCCGACGCTTTGAACGCTGAGTGAGAACAACCACATTTTTTTTCAGTTTCCCGGTTCGCTCCGGCGCACGTTCAACAACTGCATCCCGCATAACTTCAGCACCGGCACGGGTGGCATCGCGCAGTACCTTATTGTTTTCTGCCCTGCTGAGCGTCTCCAGATCCCGTGCAATATCCGCCAGACCTGAAAAATCAAGACTGAAATCCATCACACATTCCCCTTCTGAGAACAGAGTATCTCAAGCCGGGTGGCGCGTGCATCCGGTATTGGTGGACCTTCTATACCCAGAATGGCCCCTTTAAATGCACCGGTCAGCACTTTCAGACGTGAAGTCGCTGTCACATCGCGCCGGAATCTCATCCAGACTCTGACCGTAGCCTGAGCGGTTTCTGCTCCACCTGAGATTATCTCCCTCCCGCTGATACCCTTAACTTCTGCCCATACGGTAGCTCCCTCCGTCACCGTCTCCACCGGATGCCCTGACGGAGAGCGGGCGGTGGTGACATTCAGAATAATTACGCGATCACGTAATCTGCCCGCCTGCATGCCTCCTCCTACAAAGGAATAAAACGATAAGGCTCCAGCAGAGAAGAAAAACCAAACGGGACTGGTACCTTGCTGACATCTGAGGAATTTTCCCGGTTTTCGTACCAGTGTCCGACCAGCAACATGAGCGCCAGCAAAACATCATCAGCTATAAGCACCCCTTCAGGATCACCTTCCGGCACCGCCTCCTCATAAAGCTTACGGTTGATAAAATTTTCTGCCTTGCGGCAGGCCGCCCGGAAATACAGCATCAGTAACTCATCATCAGTTGCATCATCTGTATCAATACGGCACTGCGCCCTGAGTTTTTCCACTATTGCTGCCATCAGAAACTCCTGCCCGCAACACTGTGCGGGCACAAAAAAACCGCATTACGCAGCGGCTTTCTGGCGGGTTGCAGCCCCAATTTTCATCAGCTTAATCGCCTGAGAATCCACCAGCATACCGCCGGTTCGTTTGGTGGTATAAAAGCCCACAAACGGTTTGTTGGTGTAAGGATCGCGCAGGATGCGGGTGCCGATGCGATCAACGATGGTATAGCCACGTTTGAAATTACCAAACGCAATGGCTTTTGCATCGGCGGCAATATCCGGCATCTGCTCATTTTCAACGATGCCATACCCTGCCAGAGAAGAAGGCTGACCCAGCTCAATACCCGGACGCCACAGATAATTTCCGTCGTTATCCTTCAGCAGACGAATGGCAAACAGGCTGCTGTTGTTCATCATGAACTTCGCGCCGCTGCGGTGCGCCTTGCGCAGGGTGTAAATCAGTTTAATAATCGCATCGGCGGTCACGCCAGAAGCCGCACCGGAAGCAATGTGCTGAAGTTTGCCAAATGCACGGGTCTTGTCATCTTCATCAGTGGACTCATAAGCCAGAAAACCTTTTGGTTTTTTGCTGCCGTCGCCACTGGTAAAGGCAATTTCTTCCTGTTCGGCAAATTCCAGCGCCAGTTCACTGTTGATCCAGTCTTCCACATTGAAGAAAGCATCATCGAGCATTTTCTGGGTGGCCTGCGGGTTGCCGTAGATTTCCCCCATAAAGGGTTCAATCAGACCCAGTTTTGAGGTGGCGGTTTCAGGACGTGCATCCGTTTCCCCCACCCATCCGGACGTTGTGCCGCCCAGATTCACCAGTTTTTTATAATCCGAGCCACCGAGGGTGATCACAGTGGCTTCCTGGCGCATCACCACCTCATCTTTCAGCAGCGTCAGAATGGTGCGATCCAGTTCTTCCGGAATGGCATAACCACCATCTTCATCATTGCCCACCTGCAGCGCCTTACGCTCAAGCTCACGCAGACCGTCTTCACGCCCCTTGCGCATAAAACCGATAAACGCTTCTTTATGTTCACCGGCAACTTTATTTTGCGTGCCGCCTGCCGGACGTTTAACTTCAGCCAGTTCAGCCTCAAGATCGCTTTTCAGGTTCTCCAGCTCGCTGATTTGCCCGTTCAGGCTTTCCACCTGTTCGGCCAGCTTGCCTTTTTCCTGTTCGATCGCGTCAATGCGCTTGTCGTTTTTTGCCTTAAAATCGTCAAACTTCTGCTGCAGCTCCTGCGCGACCTGCTCCACATCTTTAATGTCAGCCATTATTTTTCTCCTGGTTAAAATTTAAGATTTTTCAGTGCATTCAGTGCGGCATCCACATCCTCAGCATCACGCAGGGATAAAGCGCCATATCCCCCGGCCATGAATGCTTTGGCCTGGGTTCGCGAGAGTCCAACATCGCGCAGGACCCGCTCAATAATTTTCTGATCAGGGATCTCCCCACGCGCCAGCGCATTTTTCACATCGCTGATACGTGCCTCATCATTGCAAGGAAACGTCACCAGACTGACCTCCCACAGGTCGATCTCTTTCAGCAGGAATACCCCTTTTTCACGGTCGTACTCCCAGTCTTTCAGGATGTAGCCAATAGAAAGGCCGGTTAAAGAACCGGCCTTCATATGGGCATGTGCACGTTTTGCCAGGGGATCATCATCAACGAGTAATCGCCCCCTGACATAAAGCCCGACATCATCTTCTTTCATTTCGGTGTACACACCGATGGGCTCATCCATACGGTGCTGCCAGAGCAACGCAGGCAGCGCCTTTTTTTCGCTCCATTTCTGGAGTGTTGTGGTAAAGGCACCGGGGACCACCACATCATCGTGGCTGTCCTTAACACCAAAAACAGAACCGTAACCTTCAAATTCCCCGGAATCACTGACGGATTTCAGGTTCAGCGGTATATCAAGACGCTGTTTTGTCTGCATCTCCACTCTCCTTTTTCTTACCGTTGTCATCGCCAGCAGAGGGACTGGTGGTCATGTTCATCGGTGTCAGATACACATCACCGCCCGGGCGAGGATTCATATCCTCCAGATCACGGCAGTCATTAGGGGAATAAATCCCCCAGTTGATCCCCGTGGCATACGCTTCAAAGCGGGATTTCATGTCGCCACGCAACAATGCTCCGGCATTAAATTTGGCGTAAAACTTCCCCTGCTTGCTCTCCCTGACCAGCCCTGTATTGATCCGCTGTTCAATACGGGTCAGATACGGCACAAGGGAATAGTTAATGAAACCAAGCCCCAGCTCTTCAATATTGTTGAAGGTGGCGCGGTCAGTGTTCTGCACCATATGCAGTGGCACGCGGAACAGACGACAGATTTCTTCCAGCTGAAACTTACGGGTTTCCAGGAACTGGCTGTCCTCGGCATTCAGTGCCACCGTTTTCCAGTCCAGCCCCATTTCCAGAATCATCGGACGATGAGAATTTCCCAGCCCGACATGCCGTTCCTCAAAGTCCTTTTTGATACGCGCATAAGCCTGATCAGAAAGTTGTTGATCCGTACGCAACACACCGGATGTCACAGCGCCGTTACCAAACAGCCTGGCGCCGTGCTCCTCAGTTGCCGCTGCCAGTGAAATGGCCTCACGCGCATATGCAATGGGATTCAGCCCGACCAGCCCGTCCAGTGTCAGAGTACGCACATGCCAGATTTCATCCTGGGTCAGCACATCCACGGAACCATCCGGAAACGTCACCTGATAAACCGGCTGCCACTGACAGTTCAGCTTCGGCTCCACACAACCCGGATCTATCGGAAGAAGCTCCACCACTTCTCCCAGCGCCTTCACCTTGTAAGCGTAAAAATTACCCCGCAGACACAGGCAGACGATAACCAGCTCCCAGAATTCCTGCGGTGTCATGTAGCCATTGGGTTTTGCCGAAATCAGCTTATGCAGTCGTTCATCCACCGCCCGTGTTTTAAGGGTGCCGGTGATTTTGTAGAGGCTGCAGGGCAGCATACCAACAGACTCCGCCAGCACTCTGACGCAGGAATACACCGCCGTCAGCCGCATGGCCCGCTGACTGCTGATCCGCTTTCCGGTATAGGTGTCGTATGACAATCCCAGCTCTTCCGCAAGCATCCCGGGTGTTGTAACGGGAGTGTTATTTTTGCGTTGAAAAAGCCCCTGGAAAAACATTACTCACCTCCGGAGGCGACCCACTGACCGCGATCGAGATAACGCGCAACCAGCCACGACCAGCACAGGCACAGCGCCCCGGCAACAACAAAACCTGCCGGGGGATAAATCAGCCATGCGCCGTACGACAGCAAAAGCGCCCCCAGCACGCCCACCAGTGGTGTGAGAATTATCAGAAACATAATGACCTCGGTTAAAGCGAGCGAATACCAACGCTGACCAGATGCTCAGACAGATCCGGCTCCGGTTCACCGCCATTGACCAGCATCCGGCTCATTGCTGTAAACATCGCAACAGGGCCGTCGATTTTGGCTTCCGGCGTGGATTTATTCGGGAAGATATTGTCGTTTTTGTCCGGTTTTACCGTAACGTTAGACATCATCCAGTTCATGACCGGATGATTGCTGTGGTGGAAACGTCCGGCATAAACCAGTGATTCCGTTTCCTTCATAGCCTCTGACAGATTGCGGACCGTCTGCGGAACTTCCACCAGCGGTATCCCTTCTTCAGCCAGCGCCAGACTGAACTGCATTGCGCTCCACGGGTCAAATCCCAGTTCCCTGAGGTTTTCACCGCCAATCCATTCCAGTAAGTCACTTTTTATCTGAGCATGATCGATAACATCACCATCCGTCAGGATGAGCTTCCCCATCTCTGCCCACTTCCGGTAAAGTTCTGCCTGCTGCCGTGAACACCGTTCCAGTCGCCCTTCCGGAAGCCAGAATTTAAAATCGGCATGAACATGCCCGTTATCCGTTCGCCAGAGTTTTGCCGCCGCACAGATATCAATCTTATGAGCAAGGTCGACGCCGACCCACATGGGATACGTTTTCAGCTCATGCTGTGGAGCGATGTATTCGCACTTCTCCCACTTAATCATGTCCATCCAGGCAGATTCGGCAGTGACCCACACATTCATGTGTTTGGTAAAAAAATTCACCCGCGCAGAAACCTGCTCCTTCGCCTTTTTCGCCAGACGACGCAGATCATCCCAGCGTTTACAGATGCCCAGGCCGGGATTCGCTTTCTGCCAGACCGTTTCATCAAACGGATCATCTCCCTCATCGAGGGTGTAAATAATCGCAAAGTAGGAGTCGTCTTTTACAGCGCCCTCCACATCGCTGTTATAGCCACGCAATACCTTGATGGCGTAATCACGCTGCTCGTAACAAATCCCTTCCTTGTTAAACCCTGCCGTGGTGATACCAAATAACAGGGACTGCAGGCGGGCACCGGTTGCCGTTTCCAGAACGTCCCACACGTCGCGGGTTTTATGTGCATGCAGCTCATCAATAATGGCGCAGTGGATGTTCAGACCATCCAGGTTGTTTGCATCCGAGGAAAGCGGTTCAAATTTTGATGCGCTCTGCTCCTGGTAAATCGCCAGCTTGTTGAAATCAAACAACCGCCCGAGTGTCGACCGGGCTTTTCTGACCATATTTTTGGCGTCTTCAAACACAATTCTGGCCTGGTCACGCGTGGTGGCGGCTGAATACACCTCAGCACCGCCTTCACCATCTGCCCCCGTCATATACAGGCCGATACCCGATGACAGAGTTGATTTTGCGTTTTTACGGGCGACTTCGTTGTACGCCGTCCGGAACCGGCGCACCATCACCGGACGTCCGCTGCCATCGCTGCGCATGACAACTTCCCCGGTCTCTTCATTCACCAGCGGAATGACAAAACCAAAAATATTAATGAGGATAAATACATGCCAGTCCATCAGTTCAATGGGCTGGCCTGCCAGCGCCCCTTTTACATGAGGCACAAATTTGTAGAAATTCAGGATGTGCTGCGCACGGGGTTCACTGAAATAAATCCCCCGCTCTTCGCCGTACTTCAGATCATCAAGAAAACGCTGGCAGGCCAAGCGGACAAATTCGCCAGCAACAATTTCTCCTGCAACAACACGTTCGGCGTAGCGGATCCCGTCAGCCACTTTTGCCATCAGTCTCTCGCTTTTAAAAGCTCCGCCAGCGGATCAACATCATCCGGTCCGGCGATATTTACTTTAGCCCGGCTTGCCGGTGACATACCAAACTCTGCAAGCATTGCCCGGATCCGCTTCCAGGCATCCGCTTTCATTGCCGCCGCGGGGTGCGCCTTAATCAGTACATCACCGCTCTGCGTTTCCGTGCGGTAGGTATACCCCTCAACATCGAGTGTTTCGCAGTGATGCCGATATTCGGTGTAGGCTTCCACCAGCAACTCGAGCGCACGCGCATCAAGCTGAGAAATGATCCCTTCCGCATTCAGCTCTTCCGCCATTCGCCTGAACCAGTACTTCCCCTGAGCCCCTAAATGCTGCGGAATTTTAGGAAGACCTTTTTCATCCTTTTTAGCGGTTTTTTTGTGGTCTTTTAACGGGGCGCTTTGAGGGGTTGCCTCGAATCAAATGCAGGCGTGGCGGAGTTTTCGGAGGTCCTGACATAATCGGTCTTACCTATCAATCGTTTGTTCACATTTCCAAAAAAAGTTTTCGAACCTGCGGCGATGTGAGGAAGGGTCAGGCGGCGGTACTGAGCTGCCAGGGTTGCAGAGATTTGACCCGCCCCTCCCCTACAGATGGGAACTGTTATCAATTAATGCGTTCGCGCGCTGTTTTTGCTTTATGGCAGGGCCAGCACAGACTCTGCAGATTACTGTCTGCATCCGTGCCACCATGAGCTTTCGGAATGATGTGGTCCACAGTTCTGGCTTCAACGGCTCTCCCATCGCGCAGGCAGTTCTGACACAGATGATTATCACGCTTCAGTATGCGCGCACGTATGGCATCCCATTTCGTGCCATAGCCACGCTGGTGGCGACTTAGTCCGCGTTGATGCTGTACCCAGCCTTCACCACGATGTTTATCGCAGTAGCCAGAGATGTCTGTTGTTTTGCCTGCGCAGCCACGCTTACGGCATGCGCGGGGGATTTGTGATGGCATAGAACTTCGCTCCGCTAAAAAATATTCTGCTCTCACCGTCGTTCAGTTCTGCAGACACTGCCGAACACCGTCGACAATTTCGCAGACCTGAGAAGCCATATCGAAAAGCTGGCGCGCCTTATCCATGCTGACGCATCCCACCAAGAAAAAAGGCACTAGTATCGCTACCAGTGCCCATTTCGCCGTTGTTCGCGGCATTCTGTGTGTCCAGTGTTTTCTGCTCATAACACACCTGGTTATCAGCGTTTCAACTGAAAGTGAGGCCCGTCTTTCAGTGTTTTCCAGTCCCCGCCCCATTCGATGGCAGTTCCCAGCTCTGCGGCAGCCTGCTTAAATGCCTGCGCTATTTTCTCGTACAGAGGCCAGTCCCATGACACCTGGCTGCCAACCCAGGCAACAACATCCACCGCATCACCGGTCAGGTGGCGGCTGTTCATGGTCTGGCTTTTCCCTTCCGCGACCAGCTGTTTCTGGCGTTCTTTCGTGCGCAGCCCTTCCGTAATACCGAAATCAACCTCCGTCAGCTCCAGCGCACGGCGAACGACAGCAACCAGCTGTGGTTTAACGCCCTCCAGATTCTTTTCGCTGCGACGACTAAATCTGAATTTACCCGACATATTCACCTCAACAATGGAAAGATTTTTGTGACGTTCCCGCGCGCGCGTATCACCAGCACGCAGAACAGCAGATTAAAAAACACTTCAGGCCAGCCCGTTGCTAACGGGCGACCACACAGATAGCTGAGGGGCGCAAAGGCATACAGCAGCATCAGCAGCCAGGCCAGCCATGACATCAGCGGTTTATGTCTGGAATCACGGCGACGATAAAAAAAGAGCGCCAGCACGATAACCGTGCATAACGCCACATTCAGCAATCCGGGAAGGTTACTTAACATTGCCGCCTCCTCCACCCCGCAGGCGGGAGAACATACCGGACACCAGCGATGCAATATCCTGCTGGTGGATGAACGAGAGAATCTTCACCGACACCACTGACACCAGCACTGCACACAGTGCGTCGACGGGTGCACCGTCAAACCCTGTATGCTTTACCAGCCAGGATGCCAGAACCTCTGCGCCCAGCACGCCGATAATGAACGACACCAGAAAATGCGCCGCCACACGCCAGGCTGAAAGTGCCTGCGGCATCGTTGCCACAAATAACGCCCCGGCGAACGCACCAAACACAATCCCGAAATCCGTTCCGGTAAACAGCCCGAATACTGTCGCTCCACCGAGCGCCGCAGCCGTGCCGGAACCGGATAAGGGTTCAGACATACTTTTTCTCCTGTAAATAAAAAAGGGCCACCAGCGACCCGTAAAAAACACCCCCATCAAAGACACCCGCAGATGCCTTTTATGTGGTGTTATCTGATGTGATGTGCGCCTGACGTGGCTCGGAGAAAATGAAATAAAGCTTATCTGAAATTAAGGTTAATCCGGGGGATTTAAACCATTTTTAAAGCTTAGTAATATCAAATCGTCTCCTGGAGGAGACTGATGCTTATTCTTCTTCACGGACTTTGTCCCGCGGCGTTAATCCGACAGCCGCGCTTTTTTTGCGCTCAGTTCATTATTAGCTTTCATGGCCTTGCCACACGGGTAATATCAATGCCCGTGTATTCTTTTCTGAGTTCAGAATAAAAAAAACCGCCCGATAGAGGCGGTTAAGGATGCATTTCCAGGTTTTGCTTAATATATGATTAATCTCAATGTCATGGTGTTATTTACAACACCAGAATGATGCATCATCGGCCCCTGCCAGAAACATTGCAAATCTCTACCAATAATGCACCATTCCGGTGACGTAAAAAATGGCACTGGTGCTGCAAGCGATATCACTCCTTACAGTACAGGGCGAGGTAAGGAGTCAGGAAAAACGCCCCACATAAAATGTGTCAGTGCCTAACACAACCTAGTATCAATCGTCCTCTGCTGGAGCGGGCAGCGGGAATCGAACCCGCATCATCAGCTTGGAAGGCTGAGGTAATAGCCATTATACGATGCCCGCATATGGTGCCCGACTACCGGAATCGAACTGGTGACCTACTGATTACAAGTCAGTTGCTCTGCCTACTGAGCTAAGTCGGCACTGGACCGCCACCGGGGACTCGAACCTCGCACACTCAACTTAAAGGGTTGACGTTCTTTCCTGATGAGCTAGTGGCGGCTGGTGGCCCTTGCTGGATTTGAACCAGCGACCTGGCGATTATGAGTCGCTCGCTCTCACCACTGAGCTAAAGGGCCGGGCGCAGGATAATAACGTTACGAAATCAATGTTGCAAGCATTCAAAAATCACCCTTATCTCCTCCACCAGCGCATTCACCATGTCTATCCGAGATAAGTGGCACAAAAAACCCGCTTGTGGGCGGGTTTTGTTTGCTTTTGCCATCACGTACAAAATCGGCAAAATATCAGATTTGCATGAAATATATGCCTTTCAATCTACTTTTGCAACACTTTGCTTTGAAAATGCCGCCTTTTGTTTTGAACGTGTTCTCATTACAAACAATAAAGCCTCACTATCAAGTCGGTGAAAAATGTGTTTCATTGCAACCCAGTGACGAGTAAATGTTTTGGACCAGTTTTTAGTTGTCACTCCCGCCAGTAATGCCAGCTCCTGGTATTCATAACCTTCCCCACCAAAAAGTTCTGCTTTTAATGCCTGCGCCGCCAGCCAGATTAATTTTTTCAGGCGTTCCTGCGTTTTCCCTGCAATTTTTCTGGTACCGGATTGAGTATTAAATTCATTCCACGCCCACTGTGTTATCGCGATCTGATATTCCCAACAAATACTCCCGCTGTAACACCACAACAACCAGGCTTTATGATGTTCTTCAAGAGACAGAACTGCCCGTCGCCATGATGATGTCGAAAACTCAACCTGACTTACCAGAGCAATTGATGAGCCTTTCGCCAGTGATTGTTTTCCCGGTATCGGTGGACTATCCCGCGTTATCATTCTTCCAGTCACTTCATCGCGGTACCGGATTTTTTTACGCCTGTAACGCCCTGTATCAAACATGGCATTCTCCTGCCAGGCTTCAAGCTGACCTTTTGTTGCCCCACTCAAATCAGCGGTAGCGATAATGAGCTGCTCACGCACAAACTGTAAATACTGGTTATTCATGCGCACTCCAGTTCTGTGATTTTTATCCCCAGCCGACCACCAGGAACAGGCAGTCCGCGCACAATATTGATTTCATCAAACTGCTCGTCGTCTATGAGAAGTCCGGCATGCGTCAGCGCATCCAGTGGTGCCTTCAGGATATTGTCCAGGTCGCGGCGGCGCTTATCCGGTGGCTCTGCAATAATTTTTATTGCCAGCCTTCCGGACAGGTTTAATTTCAACCGCTGCTGGCGAACAATTAGTGCCACATCACGGCGATAACGCTCACCGACTTTTGATACAAAATATGTGTTGCCACGACGTCGCCAGTAAGTATTCACCGTCGGCGGATAAGGCAAAACAAACTCTATACGCATCAGTAACCTCTTTTACCCGAGCACGCCGGTTGCAAAGGCGTGATCAAGAAAACGAAAAATTAAATCAACCTGGGAACCATGCTTTTCTTCGAACGCCAGCGGATCCGCATGAAGTTCGTTGTGATGTTCCCGGCACAACGGTAGCGTGAAAATATCGTGGGCCTTTGTTCCCATCCCTCCCTGACCGTGACCAATCAGGTGATGGGGATCGTCGGCTGGCTGACCACAACACGCACACGGCTGTGTCTTCACCCAGCGCGTATATTTCTCATTTACCCAACGGCGACGTTTAGGTCGCCTCATGAAAGATTCCGGAGACTCCGGATCAACGGTGATGCATACCACCGTCTTTTCCTGTGGTGGGTTCTGTTGCTGGTGGGCATGAGGCAACGGCGCAAGATTTTTTGTGCGCTGCTTCAGTATGCTGGTGGCGGTCTGCTCTCCCGGTACGATGTCGCTTTCGCGGTACAAGGAGCGGATTTTTTCCGCACGTACCCCCAGAGAACGACGTAATACTGCCTCCGGAAGCGCGTCCGCCACCTGATTGCAGACCGCCCACCAAGATAATTCAGCCAGCGACAATTCCCGCTCCTGCGTGCCATTCATTGCATGGCGTATGACGTCAATCATCCATGCTGACAGGTTTTGATGAGCAAGTTGCCCGAGTGATTCGGATGTCTGGTCACGCAACTGGTTGTCGCAGTGCCAGCACAACACCATCGCGCTGGTACCGTAACGATGTATGACGATTTCACTGTGATGATAGTCACCATGAGGCCACTGGCAGGATTTGACATGACGCAACAGCCAGTCAGACAGTGCCCCAGCGCCGCCAGCAGCACGAATCACCCGCTCATCGCTGAAAAATGGCAGTAATGATTTATCCTCCGCCAGCGGCTGGCGAACGGCAGGGACGACTCCGGACGGCAGACCGCGCATGCTTTTCGGTTCAGGCTCCACCAGCACTCGAGGGTTATGAAATACTTGCATGGATTCACGGCCCGGCCTAAGGACCACCAGCCCGAGTTCCGGTACCAGAACAGGTCGAAGTAATATCCGCACGTTACCTCCAGATCCGTTGCTGGTATGTGCGGGATGGGTGCGGTGGGCGTTCGGAATAAGGGAGCCTGACATAGATTATCCAGTGACGATAATCGAGGCTGAGGGCTTTCTTAATCTCGTATCCGCGTCTGCGATAGTTATGAATTAGCCATTCGGCCTGTTCTTCAGTACATGGGTCATGCTGGAACCAGTCAGATTTGAAAGTGCGGGAACGCCGCCCGTGCCTGCTGGCAAAGACGGCAGAATCATCAGAATTGTGTAATTTGGTATCGTGCGCCATCGGTTGTCTCTGCTGGCGCAGCAGGTGCCAGTTGTTCAGGCTGGCGTGCGAATTGTAAACCAGAATGCCAGGAAAAAACAAAACCCGCCGAAGCGGGTATGCTAAAACAAACTGAAAGTAATATACCGGACTTGTAAAGGAACGATAGAATAATTATTGGATTAAACCCTGACTCAATCCAGATTTCATAGACAACAACTACGGACTAATCATCACAGTCATGTTTGATAGACTTAGTCCACATTGGGTGAGGGTTTACGGCGTTTTCACTAATAATTTATCGTCCAAGCTATACACTACTGCCCTGTTTTAACGAAGTTTTTAAAGGAAACAACTGCCTGATAGGGGTTTGGTTGACAGCCAAACATATTATCGCAAAAAGGCTTGATGAAAATTCTTGAGGATCCATCTTCATTTGGCATTTTACTCACTTGATAAGCGAGGAATGGACTATTTGGAGAGGGATTATAAGTGGAAATTAGCGTGTCTGTCGCCGTTTGAATTTTCCATGAGGAATTATTAGCCAACCAGAATTGCGCTCGTTTCCAATAAAAGTCACATTGCTTTTCATCATTACATGTTAGTGGCTTCATTGCTTCTGCTTTCAACGCTGGATCGACCTTTGCTGCACACCCTCCCAACATTACTGTTGCAATCATTACACCTGCAACTAAAACAAGTTTCTTCATCTCCCTGCCCCATCAATAAAAGTTCGGTTCTCTAATAACTAGAGTTAATCAACGGAAAAAACGCCGAAGCGGGTTAAGTGCGGGTGCGTTGAGGATGCCTGACACATCAGAGGTGGCGAGGGATTTCTCCCCCGCCAGGTCTCTTACTCCTCAGGTTCGTAAGCTGTGAAGACAGCGACCCCCGTCTGGCCGGTTCGGATTCGTACCTCGCAGAGGTCTTTCCTCGTTACCAGTGCCGTCACAATGACGGTTAAACAGATGACGATCAGGGCGATTAACATCGCCTTTTGCTGCTTCATAGCCTGCTTCTCCTTGCCTTTCGGCACGTAAGAGGCTAACCTAGATTTGCCGTTCATAGATTGAGCCTCAGATTAATGTTAAGCGTCTTGCAGGACGCGTAATGTTAACTGGGGCTTTTCTCTATCTGCCTTTGGTGTTCATGCCTGAGGCAGATAGCCTCAAGCACCCGCAGCAATTCTACTTAAGTTAGATAAGCTTTTCTATGGTATTCTCTCAGCGTCCCGTAAATACAGTCTCGGCTCATCATTTTTATCACAGGTGCGAGGAAAATATATAGCGCCCTCCATCAAGCATAACGAAATACATTTTCCATTCATCGCCATTCCTCAATTTAATACGAAGACTTTCCCCGCAAGTGTATTTATTAAACAACTGTTCCGATGTGCTAGTAAGAGGTATTTTTACCGTTATTACAACTACTGCCCCACCATTTAACTCTCGAAGTTCAGCATCCGCATCCACAAAAGATGAATAAATGTTATGATCTGGGTAATCAACAATTAACTGCATATTCACTCCTTAAATATAGCAACTAAAACAAACAACGATTTAACAGTAGGAATTGTTTTTATAACATATGAACGGTGCAAGATCTATCCAGATGAAGCCTCCCCTCACCCCCCCCGTCTCATTACATGCATTTACTATCTCACCGTAAAACATCCTCCACGCTTATCAGTCCGTTTCGCTTCAGGTAGTCCATCGCCTTCTCCGGTAATTTGCAGTCCGGCTTGGCTTTTTTCAGTTGGCTGACCAGTCGTTTAACCCACATTGTTAATTCGCTAACCTGATTGCCGGAAGCTGGTGGGTTGTCGGCTTTACCCAGAATGACAGCACTGCAGGCCTCTTTGAGTACCCAATCAACAGCATCTTTCCATGCTCCTGTTTCGACTGGTGGATTCTCACGCTTTACCTGTTCATAAAAGCGCACGGCTTTAACCAGTCCTTCTGATGTCAGTGGCACAGGCGGGGCAGTGAATAACGCCTGAATTTCATAGCTCGGCCTGTCGTTGCAATCCTCTTTTGTCGGTACATATTTCCAGTCACCAACCCACGGCTCCCCCTGTGAGTCCGTAATGCCTTTTTTCACGTAGCGATATCGCCATGCAACTGGTTTTGCCTGCCCTGCCGTTTCATGTCCTTCCTGATAATTAATCTCGCTCATTCATCGCCCCACTCATCACAATATGCTTCGACCGGAGTTTTTCCTGCTTCGTAGTCATAACGCCATGCTTCAGCATCAGCGGCACTTCCACCGCGTAACTCTGCATAGTCCATTAACAGTTCATGCCATTCTTCAAAACTGACGTTGTATTTAGTTGAACCAAAATCAGCCATTTTGTTCTTCCTCCTCATCTTTTATTTCGTGATATGAGTAATTGCAGTAGTTAAAGAAAATTTCTTTTGCTTCGTCCTGTATTTCATCTGGTGTCGCACCATCATCCACTTCGAATACATCCTCAAAATCTCCACCAGCTATTCCCGTTTCAATAATTATTCTGAACTTTCGCATTTCATTACCGCCCTTTCGGGCGGCCTCCTGATGTTCTGAGGGTGCAGAAATCCCTCCGGTTAAGGATTAAATTTTATTTACAACACTAAATTTAATTATTCAGGCGCGCGAATCTGTTCCGCACAATGCAACAATGCTTCTGTCACTTCCTTAAGCGTTACGGTATCGGCATCATCCAGTCCTGCAACTTTTGCGTGCCTGGCAAACGCCGCGCAAAGGTCGTTAAACGCCACCGCCCGTACATCAGCCAGGGAAGCGTTAGCAGCAGCCAATTCCTGGTAGTCAATCCTGCTCACTGCGCCGCCTCCTGAAAATTCCCCTGATAGAAAGCCAGTACACGCTGCATAACTTCACTATTCCGGCACTCGCGACAGATTATGTTCAGACGCCTGTCATAGCGGCGTATTTCTCCGTCTGGTAACGACCAGATAAGGTCCGGATCAACCACAGATGTTTTTTTCTTCAGCTTTGCCCTTGAGAGTTTTTTGCGGGCATTTTGCCAGTCCTTACGAGCCTGTTCAGACGGGAATAACCCGTAACCAGAGTTGTATACATCGCCGCTGGCAACCAGCTCTCTTGCGAGAACGCTCATCAGATATCTTGTCGCACCTGTCTTGGCTTCCAGTTGACGTAACGTCTCGCGCCCACTCTGGCGTACAAGTTCAACAACCTGCCCTTTAATTTTTTCCCGCTCTTCTTGTGTAAAAACTTTTGCCACAACTCCTCCTGATAATTACCTCATGAGCTGAAATAAACACTTACCCCCTGAAGCCCGGCGGAATTTCGGTATCCGGTTCAGAAATATGATTCACACAACGCTGGTTGTTCGTGCCGCTTACCGGGAGCAACCAGGGGTTTTCAAAATTCCGGTCCGGTCCAAAAAACGTCGTCGCCCGCTGAACAAATTCCGTTCCCGTTTTCCCGGTAACCGCTAGGTATCTTGCGTAACGCCTCACGCCATCCAGCATTGCCTCTGGTGGCACCCCCTCGCGTAATCTGGCCTTCCAGGCACTGAAAGCGGATTTCTTCGGGTTTGCCCCGGCACGCAACGGGTACTCCCGCCAGACCTGTTCGAACACATCCGGATAATCCACTCGTCCCACAGACTGCCCGGTGTTTTCCGGGACTACCCGATCGGCTTCCCGCTGAATGGCGGAATCGGCTTCAGGCTGCTGCAGTTGGTGTGATTGCTCCGGCCTTGCGGTCATCACCTGCTGCACAGCGCCCGAATCGGCTTTCAGCGCATACGCTGAATCGGCTTCCGGTGTCGTGCCTGCTGGCTGACCAAGATTGACGGTCTGAACATCCCCTGCCTGGTTCGTGGCGTTTTTTACGCCATGGACCATAGTGTTTTGATCTTCTTGATCTGTATCTTTATCTGTATCTTTATCTGTCGTGACTCGTCGTGACATGTGCGTGACATTTCGTGACGCGCCGTGACAATCGCCATTTTGTTCCCGCTTTCTTTCCCTCTCTCGCTGCGCCCTCTTGCGCTCTGCAGGAGATTTTGCGGTTTGCGAAATATTGCCGTTGTCCTCTTTAAGCACCTGGCGTTTTTCCCATCCAGTGATTAAATCACCATCAAGTACCCGCCCCTGCATCGTCTGCAAAATTGAATCAATTACCTCTTCTGTCACGTCGAGCGCACTTGCCAAATCTTCTGTCGTGACATCAATGTGACCTCGCGTGACATTTCGTGACGCGCTCACCAGGAGGTGGATATACACTGCCATCACTGTTGCAATTGGCTGCCCTGACACCCTGGCAATTGTTCGCCACTTAGGGTCATTTGGCATGTCATGCCATAATCTGAGCCAGGCGTTAGCCATACTCACCTCTTCTGATACCGAATCTTTTTACTCACGAGTTGCCGGAAGCGATTCGATATGGCTATTGTCAGTCAATGTACTGCCACAGCATTTCCTGCCGGGCCACCACGGTTCATCTGATTGAAACCGGCGATTGCCACTGCGACAAAATCATCAGCGTCTCTCACCAGTCGCTCCCGCGTCTCCACCAGCTCCCGAAAATAAGCTGAACTGTGGCTGCGCATTCTGGCCACCAGCAAAGGTGGCATTGCCTTTTCGATCGCTGGTAACAACGCCTGAATTTTTTCAACTGCATCAGGGGTGTCTTTCTCTATCCAGCGGAAAATTTTCTGGGTATTGCGAGCCAGGGCTTCCGGATGGCTGTCGTCATACAGTTCTGGGAACGTCATACCCAGTTCAAAATAAGCCCTGGTTATTTCAGCTGCCGGAACTTTTTCACCGTCCGGATGCGCCCAGGCATTCATCGCCATGCGGATGTGTTCATGCTTGATTTTCATGAATCAAGCTCCTAGAAAGTGGTTGTGTTAACGTTTTGGTATCTTCCAGCTCGGGCCAAATATTCATCCAATCAAAAGGCCTTAGTTGCTGACGTGTAACTTCACCATTACTGGCTCGCTCAATAAGGACACATAACGATGCCCCTAACACTTGACCTTTACTCAATGCCTTTCTTAGATAACCGATGCTGGTACCACACTCGCATGCAAACATACGCTGTTCATCTGACGAAAGAGAATTGAGAAATATTCTTAATTCTTCCATAGCTACTCCTTAGTAAACACAGTAAAGAATACCCACAGGTAAACAAATGTCAATACCCGCAGGTTGTTTACCTTGCGGTAATCGCATCTATTATTTACCTATGGACAAATATGAATTTAGACGACAGCAACTCATCAAAATTCGTGATGAGAAATGCGATGGTAAAGCGGTTAACGTGGCCAGAAAGATCGGGCGCGAGCCTTCTTATGTATCAAGAATGTTGTACCCAGAGGGGAAAAAGGGAAAAAAACGGATCGCTGATGATATGGTGGAGATTATCGAAGAGTCCTTTGGGTTACCCCGGGGATGGATGGATGGTATCGTTTCATCATCAACGAACACAGCCTCCAGTTATGAAACAAGGGTTCTAACGCCACGACAACGTATTTTTTTAGATCTCTTAGACGAACTGCCAGAAAGTGAAGCGGATAACTTATTAAAAACTCTTGAAGAGAAAAAACAGTATTACAATATGATCTACGAAGAAATCCGTAAAAAGAAAGCACAAAACGCATCATAGCTCACCAAACAACTAGTCACCAGTTAAGACACCGCAAAAAGTTACCCATGGGTATTTACTTTTTAAATACCTATGGGTATCCTTCTTTTCATACCAACCCACCCCGCCCCACAGAATGCAGGGCAATACTTCGAGTTACCAGGCAGTGGTCAGGGGTTAAGTAGCCAGCCTGAGGCGTAAGAACATGACGGCAGGGTCCAACTTTAATAACTATGCAGCAGGTTTTTGTTCCGCTACCCCGGCGTTAAGGGGAAACAGAGGATTTCTCAGTGGGCGAAGTCAAACATCAGAATGGAAGGCATCACGGGATCGGCAAAGAAGCAGCAATGGCGCTTTATATTGACATCAGCGCCATTGCCGGACAGGTAAGAGTTATCAGAGCGGTAACTAAGCGGTATGCGTCTTTATTTCAGAAAGTCTCTGGTGAGTGCACCGAAGATATTGTCAACGATTTCGTCATCGAACTGCGAGGACTCATCTTCAGTTACAAGGTGACCACAATTTTTGCAGATGGCTCCCGCGAAACTGTCAGAGCCCTGCGGCTTAAAGGATGTGTCAAAGACTTCGCCACCACATTCTGGGCAAGAAAACTTGATTGTATTCATAACCAATTTCCTCTCGAGTAACAGACCCCTCAGAGGATACCACCTCGCCTGACGTGGTTAAAAGCAGGCAATGCGAACCACAAGGAGCTGACATGCAGAAACGAGAACCTGTCATCATCGCGCCAGACTATACCGATGATGAACTTTATGAGTGGATGCGCCAGAAAATTAATGCAGCGCAGGATCTGAAATGGGCTAATGAAGCCAGGGCTAAGCAGGCTGAAAATCTGTTCTCTCTGGAGCAGGATATCACCAATCTGGAAAAAGCAGCGGCATTAAGCATTGCCAGAATGATTACATACCCACGTTAATAGCTAACCAACGAGGCTAATAATGGAATTTAAAGATTTACCAAAAGAAATCCAGACAATTGCTGCAACGACTCTCGGTGATAGTCTGGTGAAAATTGACCCGGCATACACCAAAAAAGAAACCATCGATAATATGGTTCGTAATGTGCGCAATGCTTTTTCTGGGCTATATGGTTCTGATAATCAAAAGCAGGAAAGCGATGTTAATGAACGGGTAATTTCTGTTTGCGTGAATGGCCATGTTCTTTCATCAATCAAAACAGAAACAGCGACAGTCTTCGATTGCCTTTGCATTGTACAGAGCCTTGTTGATGCCCTGTTTCGTTCAGTGAATTTAGAAAATGATGCAAATCTGCGAGGGCGCACAATAGCACATCCATATGCACATACTTTAGGCTCTGTGGATATCAAAGATCCCACAAATCTTTAATGAAATAGTTAACGCGAATTGTACTTGCTCTTTCAGTTGCTTTCAGAATACGCGTTGAAACTGCTGGCGGTAATTTGGTATTCCATTTATTAAAATCATGCCCGGGGAAGTACTCTTCGAAAATACTTTTAACTGCAGACTCGCCTATTGAAATGCTGCTTACCATGCGATTTTGATAAAGGCATTTAGCAATAAGAGTTGATTTTAACATTCACCCTCCTGAGGGTTGGTAATTAAGGAGTTCTCCACGGGTGAGGTGGAGTGCGTGCGCCGGACACGGGTGAACATCCGGCACTGACAGTTTACTGAAAGGATATTTCCCTGAAAAGTCAGACCATAACGCGAAAGCGCACGGCGAGGTAGCTGGTTCATAGATAGCCTGTCGTTAAATTTTCGTCGACCGTGCGCTTCCGGTTGTGGCAACCCGCGAAATGGCGCGGCGGTAAGTATGGCGGGGTTATTCCTTCCCCGTTGAGGACACCGGGTTGTCAGGTTGACCATACGCTTAAGTGACAACCCCGCTGCAACGCCCTCTGTTATCAATTTTCTGGTGACGTTTGGCGGTATCAGTTTTTACTCCGTGACTGCTCTGCCGCCCTTTTTTAAAGTGAATTTTGTGATGCGGTGAATGCGGCTAAGCGCACGCGGAACAGTTAAAACCAAAAACAGTGTTATGGGTGGATTCTCTGTATCCGGCGTTAATTGTTAACTGGTTAACGTCACCTGGAGGCACCAGGCACTGCATCACAAAATTCATTGTTGAGGACGCGATAATGAAAACGTTATTACCAAACGTTAATACGTCTGAAGGTTGTTTTGAAATTGGTGTCACTATCAGTAACCCTGTATTTACTGAAGATGCCATTAACAAGAGAAAACAAGAACGGGAGCTATTAAATAAAATATGCATTGTTTCAATGCTGGCTCGTTTACGTCTGATGCCAAAAGGATGTGCACAATGAATTCAGCATTTGTGCTTGTTCTGACAGTTTTTCTTGTTTCCGGAGAGCCAGTTGATATTGCAGTCAGTGTTCACAGGACAATGCAGGAGTGTATGACTGCAGCAACCGAACAGAAAATTCCCGGTAACTGTTACCCGGTCGATAAAGTTATTCACCAGGATAATATCGAAATCCCGGCAGGTCTTTAAAACAGTTCCGTAATAAATATCCGGTTTCATTCTTATATGCCAGCAATGGCAGGGATTTGTTCATCCTTAAATCTGTCATGAGGTTAAAACAAATGAGTAAAGTCTTTATTTGCGCCGCTATTCCTGACGAACTGGCAACAAGGGAAGAAGGCGCTGTGGCTGTAGCCACAGCCATTGAAGCTGGCGACGAACGCCGTGCTCGAGCAAAATTTCACTGGCAATTCCTGGAACATTATCCGGCTGCTCAGGACTGCGCTTATAAATTTATTGTCTGCGAGGATAAACCTGGCATACCCTGCCCTGCCCTCGATTCATGGGATGCTGAATATATGCAGGAAAACCGCTGGGATGAGGAGTCTGCTTCTTTTGTCCCGGTTGAGACTGAATCCGATCCGATGAACGTCACTTTTGACAAGCTGGCCCCTGAAGTACAGAACGCTGTCATGGTTAAGTTCGACACATGTGAAAACATAACCGTTGATATGGTTATTAGCGCACAGGAATTGTTGCAGGAAGACATGGCAACATTCGACGGACATATCGTTGAAGCGTTGATGAAAATGCCAGAAGTTAACGCCATGTATCCGGAGCTTAAGTTGCACGCCATTGGGTGGGTTAAGCATAAATGTATTCCTGGTGCTAAATGGCCCGAAATTCAGGCAGAGATGCGCATCTGGAAAAAACGTCGCGAAGGTGAACGCAAGGAAACCGGAAAATACACGTCTGTTGTTGATCTCGCCCGCGCCAGAGCCAATCAACAGAACACTGAAAATTCAACAGGAAAAATCAGCCCGGTCATTGCTGCCACTCATCGCGAATACAAGCAGACATGGAAAACACTGGATGACGAACTGGCCTACGCTCTCTGGCCTGTGATGTGGATGCCGGAAACATTGACGGCAGCATCCATCGCTGGGCAAAAAAAGAAGTTATCGACAACGACCGCGAAGACTGGAAGCGTATCTCGGCATCAATGCGCAAACAGCCTGATGCCCTTCGCTACGACCGCCAGACTATTTTTGGCCTTGTCCGTGAACGTCCGATCGACATTCACAAAGACCCTGTGGCACTGAACAAATACATTACTGAATACCTGACTACAAAGGGCGTGTTTGAAGATGAAGGAAGAAATCAGAGCGCAACTGATACTCTCTCGTCGCCAGTACCAGAAACTGATGCAGTGGAAACGGCAATTCCGGACAACGAAAAAACCGAATGCAAAGTGGAAGTCGAACCATCTGTAGAGCGTGAAGGGCCGTTCTACTTCCTCTTCACCGACAAGGATAGCGAAAAATACGGTCGCGCAAACAAACTTTCTGGTCTGGATAAGGCACTGGCTGCAGGGGCTACTGAAATCACGAAAGAAGAATATTTCGCCCGCAAAAACGGTACATACTCAGGTTCACAACAAAATACTGGTGCATCTGACACGACCGCACAACCAGGGCCGGTAAAAGTTACCGCTGACGAAGTAAACAAAATTATGCAGGCAGCCAATATCAGCCAGCCTGACGCCGATGAACTGCTTGCAGTATCACGTGGTGAATTTGTTGCAGGGATTAGCGATCCGAATGATCCGAAATGGGTGAAGGGGATTGAAACCCGCGATTCTGTGAACCAGAACCAGCAAGAAACGGAACAGAACGACCAGAAAGCGGAACAAAACAGCCAAAATACGCAACAAAACGAGCCAGAAACGAAACTACCTGAACCAGTAGTGCAACAGGAAGTGGAAAAAGTCTGCACCGCCTGCGGTCAGACCGGCGGCGGCAACTGCCCTGATTGTGGCGCGGTGATGGGCGACGCTACATACCAGGAAACATTCGATGAAGAGTATCAGGTTGAAGTTCAGGAAGATGATCCGGAGGAAATGGAAGGCGCTGAACATCCACACAAGGAGAACACTGGCGGCAATCAGCATCACGATAGCGATAATGAAACTGGCGAGACGGCAGATCACCCAATTAAGGTGAACGGTCATCAAGAAATCACATCCACCAGCAGGACGTGTGACCATCTAATGATCGACCTTGAAACCATGGGAAAAAATCCTGATGCCCCGATCATCTCAATAGGTGCAATATTTTTCGATCCGCAAACCGGAGATATGGGACCGGAATTTAGTAAGACTATCGATCTGGAAACTGCTGGCGGAGTCATTGATCGGGACACCATTAAATGGTGGCTTAAGCAATCACGCGAAGCGCAATCTGCCATTATGACCGATGAAATCCCGTTAGATGATGCACTGTTACAATTGCGGGAATTTATCGACGAAAACTCCGGTGAATTTTTTGTTCAGGTTTGGGGAAATGGAGCCAACTTCGACAACACGATTTTGCGCCGTTCATACGAACGGCAGGGGATCCCCTGCCCGTGGCGTTACTACAACGATCGCGATGTACGCACAATCGTTGAGCTGGGGAAAGCCATAGACTTCGATGCCAGAACGGCTATTCCATTCGAAGGTGAGCGCCATAATGCACTTGATGACGCTCGTTACCAGGCAAAATACGTTTCAGCTATCTGGCAAAAACTGATCCCGAGTCAGGCTGATTTTTAATGTTCAACTGTCGCCAGTTGTCGTTGGTATTCTGCAACTGGCGCGTTCCGGAGTGATAGCCATGAGCGAACAGTACCTGATAACGCTCGATGAGTGGAAGCCAAAACGGTTCAGTCTCCCAATAACAAACACTACCCTGGTGAAATACGGAAAACTAGGATACATCGTTCCAAGACCACAAAAAATTCGTGGGCGTTGGCTGATAGATCGCCGGGCAGTATTTGTTGGACCTGGTGAAACGGGAATTGCGCCGGAAATTCATACTGGCGATGATGATGCACTGAAGGAGATTTTAACTCATGTCACCGAGGCCACGAAAAAACAGCACTGACGTAACCGGTCTTTACGAAAAGTTTGATCGCAGAACTGGCAGGGTTTACTACCAGTATAAAAACCCTGTGACTGGAAAATTTCACGGTCTCGGAACAGACAAAGGCAAAGCAGAAAAAATCGCTTCCACAGCCAATCAGCGAATAGCTGCAGCAGAAGCTGAATATTTCATGCGCAAAATTGATGAAAGTCCGTCAGCAACAAAACGTCGGGGTATCAGATTAAAGTCATGGGTTGATCGATATCTGAAAATACAGGACGCGCGACTGAAAAATGGAGATATTGCAGCTACAACTCACAAAGAAAAAGCCCGAATGGCTGCATACCTGGTTTCCCGTCTGGGAAACCACCCATTGAAAGAACTGGAAGTAAGAGACTTTGCATTAATACTGGATGAGTGGCTGGATAAAGACATGGTCAGCACAGCGAGAGTAAATCGTGGATTATGGGTTGATATTTATAAAGAAGCACAGCATGCAGGGGAAGTTCCTCCTGGATGGAATCCTCCGGAGGCTACCCGTAAACCGATCCCTAAAGTAACCAGAGCCAGACTCACCCTGGAGGACTGGCAAAAAATTTACAATTCAACACCAGAAAAACACTTTATCCGTAACGCAATGCTTCTTGCGATTGTTACTGGTCAGCGCCGTGATGACATTTGCCACATGCGTTTTTCAGATGTGTGGAACGAACACTTGCATATCACCCAGGGAAAAACCGGAATGCGTCTGGCGTTACCGCTTACGCTACGCTGTGATGCCATTGGAATATCGCTAAAAGAAGTGATTGATGGATGCAAGGACAGAATATTGAGTCCATACCTGATTCATAGTCGGCACCAGAAACAACCAAAACCAATGAGTAAAGATAACCTGAGCGACTACTTTGCTAAAGCGCGGGATCTGGCAGGAATAACTCCACCAGCAGGAAAAACACCACCAACATTTCATGAACAACGCTCCCTGTCAGAACGACTGTACCGCGCACAGGGTATCGATACAAAAACATTACTGGGACATAAAGTCCAAGCAACCACCGATCGTTATAACGATACTCGTGGTCAGGAATGGGTTAAATTGGTTGTTTGACGAAATAAATACAGCTGTAACGTTGCCAGTAATTAACAACCGATAAAAATGTTGATATTGCTTTACTGATGTAAAAACCCCGGCTGATGCCGGGGTTTGGAGACTAATCTTGATCAGGTTCCTGCTTAGAATAATGTTTTCCAACAATAAATGCCGTAACCAATGCAACAAGATCTATTGAAACGAGAGCTCCAGCAAGAACAGTCTCCCCCATGACACCAAAGACAGCAGCAACGAAGATAATCAATATCGCCAGCCAAAAAGCCTTTGTTTGACCATCTCTGGCAATATCAATGGTATCAGCCACCGTTTTGTGGCGATGAGCCTGCTCCTTTTCAGTCAACTCAACAAGCCTATTTGCAAGCCCTGGCATCAGTTGATCATACTTTTTAAGCATTGATGGCGGAGGAACCGGCCCCTGAAAATGCTGGCAAACAATAGCTCGCACCTGCGGGCTCTCCAAAACCCTGTTTAAGACTTCTGGATTTTCGATTACTCGAGAAACCAGTTCATTGTCCTTTTGTTCTTCACAAGTGAGTTTGGTGTTCTCACTTTCTTTTTGATCTGGCAT